AACTACCAGAATCAACAATTTCAAATATTGAAATTCCATATTTTGGTAGAAGAATTAAAGTTGCTGGAGAGCGTTCATTCGCTGATTGGTCAGTAACTATCATGAACGACGAAGATTTCGGTGTTCGTTCAATGTTTGAAGCATGGCAGAATGCTATAAATACCATTGTTTCAAATGTTAGACTACAATCTGCATCAACAGAGCAGTATAAGACTATAGTCGAAGTAACACAGTTCTCTAAGGATGGTGACATTCTTCGTACTTATCAGTTAGTTGGCGCATTTCCAACTGCAGTTGCTGGTATTGGTCTTGGTTGGGATACACAGAATGCTATTGAAGAGTTTACAGTAAACTTTTCATATGATTACTGGCTACCAATCATTGAAAACGCTTCTAACAAGACTGCCGGTCAGGTTACAGAATTCCTTGGTCAGACCGAAGCTGGCCCTCAGTCAGTACTATAATAAATACTTTTATATTATTAAGGAGGGATTAATTTCCCTCCAATATTTGGGAGAAAAAATTTGGCAGAACTTTTCGGCTTCGAATTAAGAAAAAGAAGACCAACTTCAGATTTACCATCATTTGCACCTCCAAAGGATGCAGATGATGGTGCTGTTGTCGTCTCTGCTGGTGGTGCATATGGTACATATGTTGATCTTGATGGCACAGTAAGATCCGAAGCGGAGTTAGTTACAAAATATCGTGAAATGTCATTACAACCAGAAGTTGATTCGGCTATTGACGAAATTGTAAATGAGTCTATCGCTATTGATGAACCACATGTAGTCACAATCAATCTTGATGAATTACAATTAAAAGAAAATATTAAACAGGTCATCAGACAAGAATTTCAAACTTGTCTTAATTTATTAGAATTCAATAAGTATTCATATGAAGTCTACCGTCGTTGGTATATTGATGGAAGACTTTATTATCACGTTATCATTGATGATAGAAATCCACTAGCTGGTATTCAGGAACTTCGTTACGTTGATCCACGAAAGATCAGAAAAGTAAGAGAAGTTCAAAAGAAAAAAATTCAAGCAAACAATCCCGGTGACTCAGTAGTATCAAAAACTGTAAATGAATATTACATTTTCAATGATAAGGGATTTAACTTTGGTAACAAGTCAGTTGGAACATCAACAACTGGACTGAAAGTAGCCAAAGACTCTATTCTTCACGTTGTTTCTGGTTTGACTGATAACCAAGGAACAATGGTTCTTTCATATCTCCATAAAGCAATTAAACCATTAAATCAGCTTAGAACACTTGAAGATTCTCTAGTGATTTATCGTCTTGCAAGAGCACCAGAACGTCGTATTTGGTATATTGATGTCGGTAATCTTCCAAAGATGAAAGCAGAGCAATATGTTCGTGACATTATGGTTAAGCATAAAAACAGATTAATCTATGACGCCCAAACAGGCGACATTAGAGATGATCGCAAATTCATGACGATGCTTGAAGACTATTGGCTTCCTCGTCGTGAAGGTGGTAGAGGTACGGAGGTTACTACCCTACCCGGCGGTCAAACCCTTGGACAAATGGATGACGTTCTTTATTTCCAAAAGAAACTATTGAACTCCCTTAATGTCCCAATTAGCCGTCTTAATTCAGATGCACTATTTTCTGTAGGTCGTGCAACTGAAATTACTCGTGATGAAATTAAATTCATGGGATTCATTACAAGATTAAGATCACGCTTTTCTCAAGTATTTTTAAAGCTTCTTGAAAAACAATTAGTACTTAAAAATATTGTTGCTCTTGAAGATTGGTTAACAATTCAAAACAGTATTAAATTTGATTTCGCTAAAGACAATTACTTTGCAGAACTTAAAGATGCTGAAATTGCAACAGAACGTCTACGTCTTGCAGGAGCATATCAAGAATTTGCTGAGAAGTATTTCTCACACTACTATATTCGTAAGAATGTTCTTAAACAGACTGATGATGATATCATGCAAATTGATCAACAGATTGCAATGGAAAATCAGTCACAAGATCCAAGATGGGTCAATCCTAATATACTTTCCAATGAACAAATGGTTATGCAAACAAATGCTATGATGCAGCAACCCGGACAACCGGGTGCTGATTTATCACCCGGAACAGAAGGTTCTCCCGGTCCATCAGAAGAAGCAAAGAAGATGGAAGATGTTCGTAAGGCACAGATTGTAGTTAAACAAATGAAAGATTTAGGCAAAGAAAACAGAACAGATAAAGACAACCAAAAATATAAAGCTGCTGTTCAGGTTCTTGCTAAAAATAAAGATTTAGCAACTAAAGTGGCTGGCACTGCTGGCATCCAAGATGATAAAGGTGGACAATGACAGAAGATAATAAATATGAATTAGATGATTTAGTTACTGCTACTGTAGATAAAAAACCAGTAGAATTCGAACAGGCATTCAGCGATCTAATGATTGATAGAATTAGAACCGCTGTAGAAGATAAAAAAATGCAAATAGCTCAACAAATGTATGGTTACGAACCACCAGAAGAATTTGATACGGACGAAAATGATGATATTGGTGCTAGTGATGTAGAAATAGAAGAACCAGAGGAAGAATAAAATGGCAAAACCATTACGTCACGTCACAGGTGTAAAATCCAGTAAAACAGTTTCAATGGACCTTAAAGATTACGATAAGTCTCCAGATGGCGCAAGATTGGCTGCAAAACAAAATATTGAAGTACATGCTGATCGTGCCGGTAATGGCGATGATGTTTATAAGGGAAAAACTAAAGAGGCTCCTTATAAAAAGCAAACAAAAGTAGCTGAAGAAGTTGAACTTGATGAAGGCAATAAAGAAAATAAAGAAAAGAAAAAGGCTGTAGTTGCTCGTGAACCAAAAGAAAAGAAAAAGAGCGACTTTGATCCAAGAGAATTTTTTAGTGCTGCAAGACGTGGCCGTACAAATGAAGCAGCTTGTAATCATACAAATGAAGGAGTCTACTGTGAAGTTCATGGTGAATCCACTTGCCCTTCTGATGACAAAAAAGATTACAAGGATAAAAAAGGTCGTAAACTTCTAATTGACAAGAAGAAGATACAAGAAAATATCGTTAACGAAGTTGCACCACCAGACCCAAAGATTGAAAAGTGGGTCAAGGCAAACAAAGAACGCTTTGTAAAAGAATATGGTAAGAAAAAAGGCATGGAAGTTCTTTATGCAACTGCATGGAAAAGACATGGACAATCAGAATCAGGACCAGCAACCAATACTGATTATGCAGGACCAGGTGCTGCTGGTTGGACAACTGGTAGAATGGATGTAGGAACACTATGATTATCAGATTAATAGGACCAGAAATTTCGGTCGCAACCGCAAATGCAGTTTCAAATGCAACTCTTGTTAGAGTCATCAATACAGGTGCATCTGCAACAATGAATGTGGCTTATAGCAACGGAACTGTTTATGCTAATTTAACAGTAACAAATACTGAAAGTGTTATTTTACAAAAATCAGCAACAGATACCATCATTGGAGCTAATATGAAAGCCGCTCCAATAGCATACAGATACTAAGGTAGAACAATGAAACTTATTACAGAACTATCAGAAGAAACACAATATATCACTGAAAAGAATGAAGACGGTAAGAACTACCGTTATATTACAGGTAGATTTATTGTTGGTGAAGAAAAGAACAAAAATGGTCGTATGTACCCTATGGATGTTCTTGAAAATGAAGTTTCAAGATATCTTAGAGAAGTGGTAAATATGAAGAGAGCCTATGGTGAGTTAAATCATCCATCAGGTCCAACAATCAATCTTCAAAATGTTTCTCATATTATCACAGAGTTGAAAAAAGAAAAGAATTATTTCAACGGTAAGGCAAGACTAACAGAAACACCAATGGGTAAAGTTGCTATTGGACTTTTAGAGTCCGGTGGACAGCTAGGTGTTTCAACACGTGGTATGGGTTCTCTTAAAGAGAGCAATGGTGTTATGATAGTTCAAAAAGATTTTAAACTTTCTACAGTTGATATTGTCTCCGATCCAAGCGGTCCTGGTTGCTTTGTTAATGGTATTATGGAAGGTGTTGAATGGTATTATGATGCCGTGAGAGATACTTGGATGGAAGAAAAATTAGAAAATACAAAGAAAAAGATTCATAAAATGTCCAAGAAGCAAATTGAAGAACAGCAAATGGCTATTTTCGAAAACTTTATTGCTTCATTGGTAAAATTAAAATAATTATAAATAGTTAAAGTAAATTCACAATAGGAGACTATTCTAATGGCTAATTTAGAAAAAGAATATGATGTAGAAGACGTTGCTGATCTTGATGAAGCAAAGTATGAATCAGGTGGAAAGCATCATGAAGAGGAAGAAGAAGAGGAAGAAGAAGAGTCTTCTAAGAAACGTCATGCTAAGAAGAAGATGAAAAAAGTAGAAGAAGAGTCTGAAGAAGTTTCAGAAGAAACTCTTGCTGCATCTTCACTTCATCCAGGTGCTGCACCAGGAGATAAAATGACCAAAGTTGGCATGATGACAACTGTTATGGGTAAGATGCATAACATGTCAAAGGGTGATCTAACTCACTGGTTCAATGCAACCATGGCTCAGTTTGGTCCTGGTAAGACATATGGTGTTGGAGATAATTCAGCACACAATCAGGGAACAATTGATTCCAAGCTTGGTGCTGGTCCAAAGACAAGAGATCCTATGCCACGTCTAAGCGTAAAGGAAGACGTTGAAGAGATGTTCAACGGTCAAGACCTTTCAGAAGAATTCAAGGAAAACGCTGCTACACTATTTGAAGCTGCTGTTT